TTCTTATCAGTGTCATACTTTGCTACCAGTTTGTTCTTTTTTCTATTGAGCTTATCAATTTTATCTTGGGTTTTTATGACATTTCTTGTAGACAACTTAGTGCTTCGCATATCCTGGCGTCTGTGCCAAGGCTTCTTAGCATCCCCTTTAACAGCCGTTTTGTATTCCCCAAAATTAGATACTGTTGATGTTTTTCCAGGGGTATAAGTATCAGGTGCAAACGTTCCTGTCCCTACCTGATCACTAGGGGCATCTTTGTTTTTAGATCTCCAATTTTTTGCCTCTTTTATTTTATCTTCAGACCAGCCTTCAGCTCTTAAGTCGTTCCAAGTCTTATTTCTAGTTTTTTCCTTGCCCTGTTTAAGTTTACCTGGCTCAACTCTAGTTCTTGATGTTTGAACGCCTAGTTTGCCGCCTTGATAAGAATCTACTTGTTCTATAGTTTCTTGCGCTGAGTTTTCAAGCTTTACTTGTTGTTTTACAGGTGAGCCCATATTTAAAAGCGGTTGGCGAACCATGCCTTTGTCCGTAGCGTGCTGCACTCTTGATGTGATTGGTTTATTCATTTTTGTTAGTTTTTTAAAATCCAGATAGGTTTTTTATTGCTGTTGACATATCGGGTACTTCTATGTTAAAATCTTTTTTAGATAGATCTTCCCCCATTTCTTTAAATTTTTTAGTATAGTCTACCTTCGGCGGTTCAGGTGTAGCTGCTTTTTCTGGAGCTACTTGCTGAGTCTTTTCGTCCTTGTCAAGAGCTGTGCTGACCATACCTCCTATAGAATCTTCAAATCTATCTAAAGTTTGGGCGTTGCCTTCTACCAAAGCCATGTTCATCTTCATTGGTGAACTTTTACATTTTTGTGTTATAGGTGTTGCTTTCATTTTAATCGTTTTTATAAGCTTCATCTTCCCACTCAAATGAAGCGTGTCCTTCTTGTAGCTTTTGGCCCGCGCTAAAAAGCGCTCCTCCAACTCTTTCGTATTTTCTAGCAGGAGATCTAGTGTCTTTTTTCCAAATCACTTCCTCATTGCTATATTGCAATCTATTTTGAAGCATTTGATCGTGGTGTACGTTTTCGTGATCGACCGCTTCTTTCTTTTGTTGAGCAGAAACATTTTTGTTTATAAAAGTAGTGCCGTCTCTATTAGCTTCAGCTATAACGCCATCGTCTAAAGATTTTTCAAAAACTGGTCTGCCAAACTCAGATAACTCTTCGTTTATGCCAAATATTTCTCCTCTAGACTTTAGCTTAAATGCCATTACTGCTTTTTTCTGTTTATAAGACCAGCGGCAAGACCTCCAATTGCTTTACCAATTAATGGCTTTGCAATAGCCCCTGCTATAGCTCCTAAAATTTTATTTGGTGAGTTTGGTGCCCCTAATTTTTGAGGTCCGATTCCTTTTGGTCCCATATTATCTTTCTTTATCTTTAATCATATCGTCTATAGCTTTATTAAAAACTTTGTCTGTATATGTTTTATTTTTATAAAATTTACTTCTTTCAGACGTTGGCAAATCTTCTTCAGCCAACATTATTCTGTATATTCTTTTAATTAAAGTTTGGCATTTAAACGACGTCTTATATATTGCGTACTTCATTGTGGTTCTGTTGCGCTCCCGCCATACATCTATCCAACCTTCTTTGCGGAGACGCTCCCATCGGTTTTTATCCCAGCTATAGGTGTACGCTCCTTCAATAAAATTATTACGTGTAAATCGCTTTTTGCAATCTAAGTAAATAAGCAATTCTAAATCAGCATCTTTTAAATCATAAGTTTTACAAGCCCATTTTCTTATGAGCCTGTAATACTTAAGTAAATTCATTTGCTGTAAGTCCAAGGGCGTTAAAATCATTCCACAAGCACTATATCAGTAATCTTTATAACGTAGTACAAATTTTCCTGCCATTCAATGCCGTGACCCGCGTGTTTGTCATATCTTATAATATCACCTTTAGAAACTAACTCCTTTACTTGGTCTCCTACGCTAAGTACTTCGCCTTTTATATACCGAACGTCTGTATTTTGCTTTTCGGTTAATTCAAGTCCACCTACTTTCTTCGGTTCCTCTTTTATTTTTTCAACAATGACAAAATGGTTTATTGCTTTCATTATGCCATTCTTTTATTACTTATTACACAATCGGCAGATATTATAGTCGTTACCACACTTACAGCATTTTTTAATGCAGACTTAGTAACTAACACGGGATCTATAATCCCTGCTTTTATCATATTAACATCTTTGCCTGTTTTAACATCTATACCTCTATTTTTAATTTGAGGATAAACAATGTTGATACCGGCATTTTCCAATATAATATGGTAAGGTTCTTTAATAGCCTCAAGTAATACCTCTTCACCCTTGTTTTTGGGTTTAATTAATTTAGAAGCATTTAATAAAGCAACACCTCCTCCAGCAACAATTCCTTCTTTATAAGCAGCTTTTGTCGCGTGTATCGCGTCTTCAACACGGTCCTTTTTTTCTTTAAGCTCAACTTTGGAGTCTGCTCCAACGTATACTATTCCAACCTGGCCGGTTAGCATAGACAATCTTTGTTCTAGCTTTTTCTTAAAAAATGGGTTAGATTCTTCTTCTATTTGTTTTTCTACGTCAATTATACGTAAAGCAATTTCTTCACTAGCTTCCCCAACTTGCAGGACAGTGTTTTTATCGTCCGTAACAGCTTTAAATGCACTGCCTAATACATTAGGGTCTATAAGATCTAAATCGTCTCCTAACTCTTCGTTTATTATCACTGCGTTAGTGAGCAAAGCTAAGTCCTCAATTGTTTGCTGCTTAGTAGGGCCGAAGCCCGGAGGGTCTACTATGTTAACTTTTATATTACCCTTAACCTTGTTTGCTAGAAGTGTTGCGTATGGCTGCTGCTCTACGTCTGCTACAATTAGTAAACTTCTTTTTTGTTTTATAACATGCTCCAATATATTCTGTACCCTCCTAATGTTTGGTATTGGCGAGGATACTATAAGCACATACGGGTTTTCTAATACAGCTACCCCTTTGTTTACGTCTGTAGCTAAATGAGGGGATTTTAATCCGCTATCAAATTGTGCGCCATCAACAAACTCAACATAAGTTTCATTTGTATCAGACTCTTCCATTAATACGACGCCATTTTTCCCAACTTTTTCGTAAGCTTGTCCAATTTTGGTTCCAAGTTCTTCGTCGTTATTACAGCTAATAATAGCAACGTTTTTAAGCATTTCGCCTTCAACTTGAGTACTGGACTTGTCAAGATATATTTTAACTTTGTTAGCACCACTAATAATGCCTGCTTTAAGTTCTCTAACTTCTTCTTCATCTAATTTTTTGTTTGCAATTTTTAACAACGAATGTGCTAACACAGTTGATGTTGTTGTTCCGTCTCCAGCTTCTTTTACGGTATTGCTAGCGGCTTCCTTTATTAAGGTTGCTCCTATGTTTTCAACCGGATGTAATAAGACTACGCTTTCTGCAACGGTTACACCATCTTTTGTAATCACCGGTCTACCTAGGGCGTCTTCATATATTACGCATTTACCTGAAGCTCCTAATGTGCTTTTAACTGCGCTTGCTAATTTTTCAACACCCTGTATTATTTGTTTTTTAGCGTCATCGCCAAATGTGAGCGTTTTTACTATTTCGCTCGGATTATTAAATTCCATTTAATTAAATTTTAAAAATAAATTATTTATCAAAAGTTTTTACTACTTTTGGTCCGTTTACAAAGTCAATCTTTTTTAGATAGTGTTCTATTGTTTTATCAATTGATGTTTCTGCCGCTTCTATTGTTTCGCGCCTTGTTACATCACACCACTCTCCGTCTTTGCGTAAATCGCTGTGCTCTGTTTGGTAATATCCGTTTTGTAGCTGAACGATCCGCCAATTTTTCTTATCGGCAATATGGTTCCATAGTTTTAAACGGTTCTGATCTGGTTGTGGCTGACTACCCCACGTATTAGTCGAATAATAAACTGTCATTGGTTTTGGTTTTATGTTATTACTTGGTTTTCCACTTAATGTGGTATACTTTATGTATTACGTATTTACGTATTACTTTAATCTTCTATTACCATAGTTACAGAAGTTGGGTTTACTTGATCTTCAATAGCTGCTGCAATTGTATCCTCTATTTGAGCAACTTGCTCTTCACCCATTGCTACTTTGCACCAGGCGACAACATCTTCATTTGTTAATTCATTAAAAGGTTTAAAATCTGTTATGTCACTAACATTTAGTATTTGAGTACCAATAAGGTTGCTTTGATAAGCGGTTTCACTGTCTTCTCCGAGTACATAGTAATGCACGTTGTATACCACGTCGGTATATTCTCCATCTTGTGGGTAAACATCAACTGTTTTACAGTTCCATTCGTAATTTATCATATTTATTTATTTTTAAGCTAATTCTTTTAATTGTATTCCTACGTTCATATATCTCCAAAAACCATTTGCTTGAAATTGCAGGTGAATCCTATCGTTAGCGTTAAAACTAGCGTTTGTTCCTAAATCAAAGCTTAACACCTCCCCAGCAGTTCCAGCTGTATAAGTTACTGTTTCAGAGTGTACCTCTGTTCCATTAACAATTATTCTTATTGTTCCAGATGATCCAGTTGGCCCTAAGGTGTAACTAGAGTATGGATTATTTGTTATATTTATTTTATTAACACAACCTTTAAATGGCGGTATAATAGTAGCGTACGGATATGTTAAAGTAGTACTCCATCCGAGATCGTAAAGCACGCCATTACCTGTGCTACTGTGATATCCTCTCCAGCTTAAAAACATTGTCTGACCGTGAAAAGTGTCAGCTTGCATTATTTTTCCCATATTACCAACTATTTGTTACTATATTAACCCACGCATATGTAGATGTACCTGTTTGCATGCACATGTCTACGTAGCTATTATTTCCTGATGTTCTATATCTAAAAGTTCCTACTTTAGAAGCTGAAGGTGAAGCTGTGTCGTTTGCTAACTGAACCCCACCATTTACCTGTAGCTTAGACTGAGGAAAAAACGTCCCAATACCGAGGTTTCCACTATTTAAGTAGTTATCGCCGTTATAACTAATTTTATTATTAAATGATCCATTTATTTTTGTACCAACACTACCCTGATAACTGTACAAATCTCCTTGAACCGACACGTTTTGCGTGTTACTTGCTGGCGCACCAAAAGCTATTTCAGACCCATTTCCAGCGCCTATATAAAAAATTGTGGTTGAATACGGACTTTGTCCAATACTAAGAGCGCCGGTAGTTCCTATTTTTAAACTACCATAAACATCTAGTTTGTAATTGGGATTAGTCGTCCCAATCCCAAAATTGCCGTTAGCGATATATGAATCACCAACAGGACTTCCTCCGCCATTAACTTTTATTTGACCACCAAAAGTTACGTCTTCTTTAGAGTAATCGTTTATAAATAAATCACCAGATGATACGTCAATGTCGTTTCCGTCCATTGTTATTTTCTTTCCATCACCCTGTTCTATTATTAAAACAGAGCTTGTAAGAGCTGGATTTGTATTCGGTCCAATAAGGTGTAGAGCCGCTGCGCCATTTGCGGCCGTACTTTGAACTACATCTAACTTTGCGCTAGGATTAGTCGTTCCTATACCAAAGTTATTGGTACTATCATCAAGCGTGGCAAGTACACCAGATTGCGTGTTTAAATAAACATCGCCATTAGCAACCGTTTGAATACCTGCACCCCCATTTCCAGAAATACGGAACGTATTTGTCCATACTTGAAGATCTTCAGAGCCTGGCGAGCCACTGTAAAATACACCAGCACCAGTGTAGTTATTTGCAATATCACCTAATTTAAAAGACCCAAAAGAATCAATACCAAATTGAGCATTTATATTAGATACTGTATTTACCTGTAATTTAGCTTGGGGATTAGTCGTTCCAATCCCAACGTTGCTTGTTGAGGTTTGGATTGTAAAAACATCTGAACCATTAAGATTTACAAACATTCCGCCGGAACTAGCATCACCAATTAGCCTTATTCTAGCCTGCGTATAAGGGGATGATTGTTTGTAATGACTCCATTCGGACCCAATAAACCCGGGACTTTGATGCCACGAT